ATCGTCGAAGCCAGCCAGCAACGGAGCTTGTTCGGTCATGCCAGCTTGCTGTTCAGCGAGGATAGCCCTGCCGGACTGAGACTGACCGCTACGGCCTACAATGCCCGGTGTCGGGCTTTGACGGCGCATCTCTTCCTTGGCATCGCGGAGCAGTTCGAGATGGGCAGGCGTTAGCTGCCTGTCGCCAAGTTCCTCAATCTGGCCTTCGCGGGCCTCGATGATGCCGTCCGGCTTGGCCCATTCCTTGCGCACTGCGTCAACGTCCAGAACCCCAGGTTCAACCCGAAGCTTGGCCACGTTCAGCAGATGGATAGCCTTCGACCGGCCCTTGTTGATCGCGTCCTGCGGGCTGATCATGTCCTTGACCGCGCCGTACCGCTGGTTGTCGATGTCGACGTATGCAGACTGAGCGAGGATAGGATTGCGCGGCTGTTTCGTCTTGCTGTCGAGGTACTGGCTTGGGCCTTCTTCAAGCACACCGCCATACACGAACACGCATCGGTTCCACATGCCACCACGGCGAGAATACATCTCAAAGCACATGATGCGGCGGGACTTCACGTCAATCCATGACCAGCCATCCTTGGGCCGATCCTTGAACGTGTCGCCGGTTGTAGCGATGTCAAAGGACATCTTGATCTTGTCTTCAGCGTCTGGGTAAAGGTCGACTAAGTCCGTCTCATCCATCCACTTCGCGATGCCCATGTAACGCGCGTCGGAAAAGTCCCTGTCGCGGCTGTACGGGTCGTAGAAGAACTCTTCCGGCCTGATGCGCCGAATGCCAGGCTCTTGGCCCTCGTTGATCTCGTTGATGCCCGCCACGACGCCCCAAATGAGGAAGTCCTGCAGGCATTCTCTCGCTGTCGCATTGAACCGGGTCACGTCGCTGACGTAGCGCAGGCCGTCCGTGGCTACTTCAGCAGCCTCTTGGTCCTGCGGGGTTCGGCCCCAGCCTTTTGGATCTGTGCGGCCACGTTCTACAATACCGATGATGGCATTCACAGCAGGCTTGATATGGTTGAACGCAAGTGCGGGCTGGCCACGGGCCTCAAGTGTCCTGCGCTCGCTGTCCGTCCACTGGTCGCCGTCGTAGTACCGCTGGAAGACCTGAGCCGCGCGCCTTGCAGCGTCGAGCATGTCCATGCTGACAGTGGCTTTGCGCTTTACCGTTTCGAGGTAGTTATCCTCGGCCTTCTGATCTGAGACTTTGCGCTTTGCCATCAGGTCAGCGCCTTCCACGTGCGGACTTCGTAGTCACCAAGCCTGAAGCTGAAATGACGCTTGCTCGCGCTGTAACGAGGCGGGTTGTAGCCCTTCTCCCATTGGGAGATGCGGACCACCTGCGTCACGAACCAACGTCGCACGCCGAATTTGAATATCTCGCCCTTCATCAGCCGCCCACCGACAGCGCCAGCAAATTGCTTGGCGGGTAATGCAGTGAGACAGACGGACGAGCCGCAAACACAGAGTTGAACATGGAAAGGCGCGATTCATACGTCCCAAACTTGCGGATGACCTCGGCTTTGTGCTCTGCGGTCTTGCGCTGAAGATAGCGGGCGCGGCGGCTCTGCTGCGCCACATTGAAGGCGCGCTCGCGCTCGGCGTTCATCTGCCCGCGCTTGAAATGCTGTCGCGTCACTAGCCGGATGATGTCCCAAGACATCCCCTTCAGTTCGCGCTTCAGTCTGTTGGTCATGCTGTCTTCCATCCGCCCGAAGCGGCCAAACGTCTGTTGCGTGTGTATCTGTCGTCAGGGTTGAGTGCCGGGTCACGCTTCGTCAGGAGCGCAGGCCAAGCTTCGTAAACCGCGCGGCCTATCAGGCTGCAGCAGTCAACCGCGTCATCGTGCTTGCCGGCCGGAAAGCGGATTAGCTGGTCAACAACCTCGCCAGCCCAAGGGGCCTTGGGGAAGCTCACCTTGCCGTTAGCCGCAAGTGCCTGGAATGCTCTAGCGCGTGTCGGCTTGTCGTGGATGGATGCCACCCACTCGATCGCCGCCCACGTTCGGCGTTCGTCCATTCGCTTCTTCAGCGGCCCTTCGATGGCTCGCTTGATGACACCACTTTCAGCAAACCATGTGAGCGGCTTGTGTTTCCCGATGAGGTCACACCACTTCTCGATCCAGACACCTGCGTCTGTCTGACCACGCCACCAGTCAACGGCGTATATCGTGCTGTCAGCGCCCACACCCCAAACCGCGTGTTCGGTATAGTCGCCGCCGCCGTCCGTAACCGCAAAGTCGCTAGTACCGAAGAGGTTGACTTTGGGCCGGTCTTCATGGGTCTTGAACCATTCCCTGCGGAAGAAGTCGCCGTCTTCAGGCGCAGGCCGCTGCTGATAGAGCGCCGCCCACATCATCGCGGTCGTTTCCCGCTTCCGCTGTTTCAGAAAGCTGGGGTAGTCGTAATTAGCATCGCCAGCCCAAAGGAACTCGCCAGGCTTGCGCCCTAGCACGTCACCCTGCTCTGCCTCTGCGCGGATCTCCAAGACCCTGCCTTTGACATCGCCCGAAGCGATCTGTTCCAGAACCCGGCCCGCAACGTCTTCTTCATGCCAGCGGGTGTTTATCAGGATGCGCTTGGCTCCCGGCTTCAGACGGGCGGAGAAGTCGTCCTTGTACCAATCCCACCGCTTGCGCCGGATGGTCTCCGAGAACGCATCCTCACGACTGCCGAAGAGGTCATCAATGAGGCCAAGGTCTGCGCGGTAGCCTGAGATACCGACGCCAGCACCTACTGCGTAGTACTCGCCGCCCGACTGCAAGGCCCAACGGTCAACCGCTGTGCTGTCGCCTGACAAGGCAATGCCCAACACATGCCCGTCGAAAGCTATGTCGTTCCTGATCTTGCGGCCCCAGCGTCCAGCAAACTCGCCGTTGTGGGTGCCGAAGAGAACTTGGTTCTTCGGGTACTTGCCAAGATACCAAGACGGCAAAAGGTGGCTGATGTAGGTACTCTTTGCGCTCCCTGGTGGGGCAAAGATCAGCAGAACCTCTTCGTCTGACTCCAGAAAGGCTTCGACATTGTCGATAATGCACTGGTGATGCTTTGCAGGCTCAAAGCCCTTGAAGCGTGCCCATTCAGTGAGGCTTCCCCGTATCTTGCTGCGGCTCAACAGTTCCTGCGCGGCTGTCTTCCTCGGCGATGATGGCGAGGAGTTCTGCGTCTGTGGCTGTGCGTACATCTTTCACAGTGACCGTTGATGACTGATGAGCCTTGCCATCAATTCGGTCGCCTATCTCCTTGATGCATTGAATGTCGCCGGAAAGAGCGAGTTCGACCACTTTGTCAGCAACGAGTTCAAGTGACTGGTCAACGCCTTTTCCCTTCCCGGCTTTCCGTGCCAATGCGCGGCGAAGGGCTTCGCGCCAAGGCTTGTCTGATCCACGACCGCCAGGATTGCCTGACTGTCCTTTTGAAAAGGCCACTGCTGTGAACCCTAAATTGTTGATGTTGAAATATTATTGCGCCTTCTGCTTCTTCAAGTTTTCGATTTCAGCTTTAAGGGCTTCGACTTGCTCGTAGACGGTCTTGAAGGCTGCTGTCTGCAACTCAAGCGCCAGGATGATCCTGTTCGTGCGCGTTGCGTTGCTTTCCTGATTTGGAACCCAGTTGGCCTTTGTCTTCAGGCCGGGAAGGGCTTCGTCCGCCAGCATTTTGTCGAAGTAGGCTTTGGGGTCGCGAGGGTCAAAGCCTTGGTCAAGCATGGCCTTGAACTCGTGAGCCAGCTCGTTGCGCCGCTTGATAGTGCGGGCAGGCTTTACCTTCCTGACCGTTTGCGGCACCCACTCAATGCCAACCTGCTCGCCCTTGTCATCAAGGACAGGAATAGCATCCAGCGGGGTTGCTTTCTTGCTTGTGACCTTGACCCGCTTGAATGACCCATCTCGCTGCCTGACAGTCTGCTCTTCAGGCTCCGTCAGTTGCACGTCAATTTCCACAAGTTCGTCATTCACAACTTCCGGCTCAACCACATCGATAGCGTAGCCGTCCCACATTGCTGTGTTGACTGTGCCGGACTTCATGAATTCCACAGGAGCGCAAAGCAGGACGCTGTCATCGTAGACGGCGACGGCGTTAAGGGTTCCTGCCCCACGGTCGCCGCCCGTGGGTGAGCCAACAACGACGCCTTGGCTTATCCACATGCGAGAGGCAAGCGTTCCGGCATTGATGACGTTGAAGTCTAGCCTTCCATCTTCGGAGCCGTCTGTCGGGTCCGATATGGTTGCCCCCAACGACGCATATTGCGTGTTAACGGCGGCTGTGTCTCTTCCTTGAAACAGGAAGCTGCCGATCTGGTCGTTTGCCGCAGGGCTAGCACTTGCGCGCCTCACCGTCAGGAGCGGACCAGCAACGGCACCAGCATCTGTGGACTCGGCAATGATGACAGAGCCGCCTGCGGTCGTGACCGTCACAACCTGCTGCGCCGTGAATGTGTTGGACGCTGAGGTCGTGACGACTGCGGCAACGTCTAGCGTCCTGTCAGCGTCACCAGTAGTCAGGGTTAGCGTTCTGGCCGCTGTAAGGTTCGAGCCAGGGGCAATTGTCAGATAGTGGCTGCTGTCTGTGTCTAGAAGGCGCAGGCCTGTATTGCCAAACTGCGCACCCATGTAGGTCTGGGAGCCGATGTACAAGCCACCGTCTAGTATGCTTCCAGCGGTAGACCCTGGCAGGTATGTCAGGCTCTCGCTGCCTGTGTCGATAACGCCCAAGAAGTGCGCCAAGAATCGCGGCCCGGTCGCGGGTCCTGAGAACGTAATGGAAGGACACTTTATTTTGCCTTCGGACACTCCCGCGAAAAAAGCAGAGAATGCCGGTGTGCCCGTGATGGTAATCGTGTTTGACGTGACATAGATCAGACAGCCGGTGCTGTCCGAATGCCAGTGATAAGCCCCACCACCCGATATGGTGTAATTGGACAGGCAAAGCATCGTGCCGGATTGTGCGGCGTACCAGTGACCCGTGACACACGCCCCGAAGTCCATGACCCCGACAATCATGGTGGAGCCGTATTCAGCGACAAGGCCCAGACCAGAAGTCGTCGTCTGCACCTTGAATCCCGTAATCGTCACATACGTCCCGGCAGTGGCCCGGAAACAATGCCCAGACGTTACAGACACCACCACGTTGGAAGGCGTTGTCGTATCGCCTTGGATGACGACTGCGCCAGCACCAAAGAACTGGCCTGTAATGACGTTAGCGCCGGTGTAGGTGCCCGCCCCCACCTGAATGGTGACTGTGTAGCCAGCCGTGTCGATGGTTTCTGCGACAACGTCAATGGCCTTCTGGATCGTCAGAAACGCGCCGCCTGACGTATTTGCCAAACCTGCGTTGCTGTCTGACCCATCCGTCCTGACGTAGTAGGTTGTGTTGGCGTTGAGGACAGTGCGGCGAGCAGGGACGCGCTCAAAGATAACCCCGTTTTGAGTCGTGAACGTGTCTGGGTAAACCGCAGATGTTGTCCTGCGGTAAACAGCGTCTTTCCCATCCCCAGCGGAGTCATCGCCAGACACCCAAATGTAATTGATGCCATCCCCAGGGCTGCTTTGAGCAGCTTGTGCAGGGGTTGGAAAGAACTGCGCGGAATTCTGCGGGACGCTAGCTATACTGGGTAAAAAAAAAGCGCTTCCGGCTCTTGGCTGGATCTTGATGCGGAACTCTTCAATGTCCCCGCTGGATGTCGTGACCTTGAAATCGACGAAGCCGAAGCCTTTGAGGCGCTGGGTCAGACGCGTGGTGGTGTTGGATGTGTTGGATACCGTGACGCCGGTAGGGGTCCGGGTGACGCTGGATATCGTAGCGCCGTCCAGATAGCTGGACATGTCCACGATGTAGGTCAGGTCGTCATTGTCTTCCTGGTAGGCGGAAAACTCTTGCGGGTTGACGACAGTGAGCCCCCGGACGGCATGGCGCTTGTTCGTGGCGAGAACTATGGTCCTGTCAGCCACTAACCGCACTCCTCAAACGCAAAAAACCGGGACGCGCCAACGCCCCGGCTTCAATTCTTGCCACAACCCAAAAGAAGAAGCGCCGAATCAGTACGCAATCCGACCACTTCCATTTTTCTACGTTAGAGCTTTTCGCTGCGCAATGATATTTGGTCTAACGCGCCAAGCCGTAGTGACGGGCGAGCGCGTCGGTGAATCTCTTAAGCCACACAAGTGCTTCGTGGGGTGACCCGCCCACATGCTCCATGATCCACCGCCCTGCGCTTTTGCCGTTGATAGCCACAGCGTCAACCATCGGCACAGCGTACTTGCTCAGGTTCGTCAGGAAGATGATGGCATTCGCCCTTCTGGCAATAGCAGCGACCCGCATGTCGCTAAACTCAGTCGTGCCGCCGTTTACCGTCTGGCCGTAGCCGCCGATGCAGGCAGGCATCAGCCCCGCAAGGTAAGCATCCGCCTGCCATTTCTTGAGCGCGTCAGCCTGGGTGACGGTGATGTACTGGCGGCGCAAGTACCATTCCACCATGTCCTGCTCCACCCTTACCCGCCTCGTCGACCTGTCGCCCGGGTCGGGCTGTTCGACAATGTGGAACGCTTGGCGGCGGGCTTCGACCGTGCCGAAGTCGCTGCCTTGGGGGTCTTCGGCTTGTTTTCTTTTCGCCACTTCTCAAACTCCGCTGCTGTTGCGTGTGCGCCATTCACTGCTTTGGAGCGGGAGGAATAAACCTCCGCGCTGTCGCTTATGACCTCGCCGTTTGGGCTGCGGCAGGTCCAGAACCACTTGCCGCTGTTGGTCTTCCAAATTTCAATTGGCATTAGTGATTTCCTTATAAAACTTCCTTGCCGTGCCTTGCTTCTCTTTGCCCCGCCTCGCAGCGCCACGCCAGGCATCGCATAACCAAGCCTTGCCGTACCCAGCTGAGCCATTCCTTGCCTCACCTTGCAGAGCCATGCATCACCTAACCACGCCACGCCATGCCCGGATAAACCTACTCAGCCGCCATCAGTTGGGGCCTTTGCTGTGCCCACTGTGTGACCTTAAACTTGCCATATGGGCCTTTTGTGGATGGCCGGAAGTCACCCAGCCCGATCCGCGCGCCTGCGTCGTCCACAACATCACGCAGCAGCTTTTCAGTCAGGATGCCCGTGTCGAGGGTCGCAACGAATGTAAGCGCCCAGTCGTCAAACATGGGGCGATGCGACAAGATGCGACCGCCTGTTGAGGGAATGCGAACAGCCCGTGTGTCCACTCGCCACTGCTGCTTGTGTTCAATCTCGATTTCTGCGCCATCGATGTCAAAGCACGAATACAGAACGGAACTTTTTGCCGTTGTTAGCTGCTTCTTTCCGACCTTGTGAAACTGCCCGCCGTCAACGAGGCAGCGCAGCAGGTTGGGCTGCGGAATTGTCGGCTTGCCGTTCAAGCCAATGTACAGCTTGCCCTCGGCAATATCCTGCGGGGAGCCTCGGTCTTGCCCTAGCGCACTGGACCTTGTGCCGGATGTTGCAGCCAGTGCCGCCGCGTCCGTGAACTTGTTGCAAATCAGCGGGGTGATGCCCGTAATCTGAATCTCGATTTTCATGCTTAGTTCCTCCTTGAAAATGCTTCGAAAAAACGCCTTGCCTTGCTTTTCTGCACCTTGCCGCACCGCGCATCGCCCGACCGCGCCACGCAAATACGCGCATCGCCACGCCTCGCACTGCCAATCAAAACTTAATTCGGCTCCCCGTTATCCACATGCCCCGCAAATCCATTCAGAGCGTCGCTGGCGGGCGATTTGGGCTTTGGGGTAGCCGTGCGCGGCTTGCGTGTCTTCTGGGGCTGTAGAGTCAGCGCAGAGGGTCTGGAGGCCATTTGAATTGCGGCGTGCAGGTCTGCTGCCTTCTGGTAGTCCGTTTTTGCGGACTTCAGAATTTCAAGAATTTCGTCGAACGTCATTGCTGCTCTCCTTTGGTTTTGATCTGGAACGCTTCACCGAAATGGGCCTGTAGTTTCGACCCGTACCTTGCCGCCAACTGCTCGGCAGCAAACTGACTTGGAACGACCAAGGTGGTGATGGAACCGTTGGGGTGGGTTGTTGAAAACCACGCCTGCCATTCGCTGACCGATAGTTTTGATTTGAAGTCTGACCACTGGGGGATTTCGTCTGCCCAGTCTGAAGGGGCGGCGGGCTGCGCAGCGGCTTGCGTTTGCGCAGCAGCCCGACGTCCCCGACTTAAAGCCCTATTGTTGGGCTTTAAGTCGTGGCGTCTGGCGTCTAGCGTCTGGGCTTTATCCCCCCCGTTATCCGAGGGGTTAACCCCCCCCTTAACCCACGGGTTACCCCCACGCCTTCCATTATTGGCGTCTTCCCGCGCTTTTTCCTCGTCCCGTACCATCCTGCGGGACGTGATAACCCCGGCCTCAGTTTTGGTAAAAACTCCCGCACTTTCCAATTCTACCAGCAAGTTTTTTAGTTCTTTCTCGCTATCTCCAAGGATGGCGGCGAGCTGCTTGGTGGT